TGGTCTATAAGCGCGTGGACGATAACCAGAGTCAGATCGTAAGAGAACTCCGCAGGTTAGGGATGGAGGTAGTCCACCTGCATAGCGTAGCGCATGGGTGTCCTGACATTCTGGTGGGTTACAAAGGTAGAAACATCTTGTTAGAAATAAAGAAAGACGAAAAAGCCAAGCTAACCCCGGATCAGGAGGTCTGGCACAAGATGTGGCGTGGTCAGGTAGCGGTAGTGTCTAATCCACAGGCTGCGGTCAATGCGGTAAAACTTGCCTGTAATGAAACTATTGAAGAATGATTCTTGATAGAAATATTTATGTTGCAGTCTGGAATCATCTGACCTATAGTTACTCCACAGCAGCACAATATTAATTAACTAGGAGCTGACATGAAAAAGTTACTTGAATCCTTCCGTAGCGCACCTACTCAGGCTAACCGCGACAAACTACAGAAATACCTTGATAAGCACATGATGGCTATTTGCATGGCTTCACCTGAAGATGTAACTTTTCTAAAAAATAACCAATTCCGCATTTGATATGAACTCAATCGATCCGCACGAAGCCATTAACTACATGATTAAGAACGCCAAAGCCTATGCTCAAGCTAAGGCTGAGGTGACTTACCTAGAAGAATTCAGGAAGTCTAAGAAAGCTATGCTCTATGGTTCAGCGATGGGTAAAACCGTAACTGACCGTGAAAATCAGGCATATAGCCATCCAGACTACTTAGCGGTCTTAGAAGGTCTTAAAGCGGCTGTAGAGAAGGCTGAAGGGTTGAGATGGATGCTGGTAGCAGCACAGGCTAGGATCGATGTATTTAGAACCCAAGAGGCAAGCAACAGGGCATTAGACCGGATTACTCAATAAGGAGACTAGATATGGAATTCGTAAACGAGATTGACGATAGCAATTTAGCAATATGCTTTGACTGCGGATTTGTGGATGATTGGGTAGAGATACCGGGTGGTCGATGTGCGGTTAGCGGAGAAGGGTTGGATTACTGTCCTAACTGCGGTTCTGTGGATAACTTGGGTGATTACACGGCTGAGAAGGCTGCGAGGGTTTACCAGCGGTTATTTGATAAACAGATGATGCCTCATCCGAGTTTGGAGAATCTGGCGATTAGGAGTAGCCATGACTAGGGATGACATAGTTAGATGGTCACAGGAAGCCGCGATTATGCCTCCTGATTGGGGAGCTACCGAGAACCAATGGCGTAGCTTAGAAGCCTTTGCCAAGTTGGTAGCGGAGTATGAACGCGAGGAATGCGCCAAGGTTGTTAAAGAGTGGCTGCATGGGAAATGGCACAATCAAGGCGTTGTAGCAGCATTGATGATCCGCGAGAGAGGTGCGCCAGCACTAGAGCGACTGAACAAAGCCGCTGAGGATAACGGAGAGCCGCTATGAAACAACCAGAAGCATTGAGGCTGGCTAATGAATACTACGATGACCACTGGATTGTCGGAACAAGGCTATGGTGTCAGGAAACCGTAGAAGAACTACGCCGACTGCATGAAGTGAATGTGGAGTTGGTAGAGGCGTTGAGCGTGGTTATTCGTGGCGTCCCCGATACTTGGGATGGCGTTAAACAAGCCAAGGCAGCACTTGCCAAAGCACAAGGAGAAAACAATGATTGAGCGGCTTTTATGCGCTTTGTTTAACCATAGATACGTAGTGCTTTTGTCGTTTAGTCCTACGTCACGCAAGGTAGGCTGTACTCGCTGCGATAAAGAATGGGGGATGAACGATTCTGAACGCGCGTTTATTCCGTGGGATAAAGAACTAGAAGAAATGTACAAGTTCATTGGGCAATGGTCCCCAACAAAGGAGAAATAACAATGGCTAAGTTACCTTACACAATCACAATCTGCCCTGACGAGCCAAACCCTAAACAGTTCACGGCACTAACACCTGCGCTTGTTCGAGCCTTGCGTTACACAAACGACTTGACGATAGACCAACGGCAACACGTTTATCCGACAGCGCCACAAGCGATAACGCAGATCAACTGCCATAAAGATAAACCGCAAGGAGAGAACAATGACAACGGATAGAGAGCTAATGCAGCAAGCGTTAGACCTATTGGATGACATTAACCAATGCAGCCTACCGCCGACAGGCATACCGCTACCAGCAGAAATCGATCATGTGATGGAAGCCCTACGCGCTCGGTTAGCGCAGCCAGAGCAGGAGATTGAGTCAGACCGAGACCATGTAGAAGATGACGGATGCCCGACAGAAAAGGCGGTGCTGCAAAGGTTTTGGCGAGAGCATCAGAAGCAGGAGCCGGTGGCGCAAGTTCACGTAGCCGAGGATTACTATCCTCACGTTATTTGGGCGGAAGGCATCAACGCTGCTTGCTTTGACCAACAGTATTTGTACATAACCCCACCACAGCGCGAATGGCAAGGGCTGACGGATGAAGAACGTACTTATCTTGCGTGGGAGTCGAACAATGGGCAGCATTGTGTGGCTATGACTGAAGCCAAGCTAAAGGAGAAAAATGCGTAAAAAAGAGTCAGAATACTTAGCTAAAGTGGCTGACTTTGGGTGCATTATCTGTTATAAAAATGGTTATCCCGGCACTCCGGCAGAGATTCACCATGTACGAGGATTGGGGCTTGGGATGGGAGTTCGTAGCTCTCACGACAATGTTTTGCCGTTATGTCCAGAGCATCACAGGGGTAATACTGGGTATCACGGTTTAGGTCGTAAGGCTTTCGAGCGTAAATATGGTGTGACTGAGGTAGAGCTTCAGGACGAACTAGCGGAGTTGCTAAATGAAAAAGATGACTAAGGCTCAGAAAAAAGTAGGTAAGGTTATGGGCGAGTTCAAGGAAGGAACTCTCCATAGCGGTAAGGGTGGCAAGGTTGTTAAGAATCCTCGCCAAGCGATTGCGATCGCACTCAGCGAGGCTGGTATGGCTAAGAAGGGTAAGAAGAAATGAAGCCCGGACTCTATGCCAACATCCATGCCAAGCGTAAACGGATAGAAGCTGGCAGCAAGGAGAAGATGCGTAAGCCGGGGTCAGAAGGTGCGCCTACAGCTAAGGCTTTTAAAGAAGCGGCTAAGACTGCCAAGGGGAAGAAAAAATGATGAAGAACGGTAAAAAGATGTCCGACAAGGAGTTGCTAAAGCAGTATCTCAAAGAAGAAGAAGATAAGAAAAAGAACGGGGTCAATGAGATTGAGATAGAGATCAAGATTCCGATGGGCAAGAAAAAAGGCAAGAACAATGGCAAAGACTGATGCTTGGCAGCGTAAAGAGGGCAAGAATCCTAAAGGCGGGTTAAACGCTAAGGGTAGAGCGTCCTACGAAGCTGCTAATCCCGGTTCTGACCTAAAGGCTCCAGTCAAATCAGGTGACAATCCCCGGAGAGCGAGCTTTTTAGCAAGAATGGGCAATATGCCCGGTGCTGAAAGAAAACCTAACGGTGAGCCTACTCGGTTACTCCTGAGCCTAAAGGCATGGGGAGCGAGTTCTAAGGCTGATGCTAGGGCTAAGGCTAAAGCAATATCCGCACGAAATAAAAAGTGAGCCACCAGAGTCAGCTAGACTTTGTTGCTAGCGTCAAAAAACAATTCCCACAGTATTTCTACGAGTCTAAGGTCTTAGAGGTTGGAAGTCTGGACATCAACGGTTCCATCCGTCAATTCTTTGTAGGCTGCGATTATGTTGGGGTTGATCTTGGCGAGGGACGAGGAGTTGATGTAGTGGCTAGGGGTGAGGAACTGGACTACCCTAACGATAGTTTTGACGTTGTGGCTAGCTGCGAGTGCTTTGAGCATAACCCTGAGTGGGTAAAAACCTTCAATAACATGGTCAGAATGGCTTCTGGACTGGTTTTCTTTACTTGTGCTACTACGGGTAGGGCTGAACATGGAACGAGGCGTACAAGCCCTGACGATGCGCCATTTTGCGGGGATTACTACCGGAACCTAACGGAGCAGGACTTTAGGGAAAACTGCGATCTGGATAAGTTTGAAGTCTATGAGTTTATAACTAATGATAACCCGGCAGACTTATACTTTTGGGGCTTATGCAAGCCATAGTCATTTGTACGGTAAGCAATATCGGAGTTACGGTTCTACTGGAGTCGATTCGTTGCTATGGTGACAAGTTGCCCGTATACCTTTGCAGTAATAATTTGGGACTTTGGGCTAGAGCAAGAGAGATCACAGACAATCTCATCTACCGACCCAATCCTGCTACCAATTTCGGAGATGCTTATAACGCAGCCGTTGACTATGCCTTTCAACATGGTAAGTTTGAGTCATTGATTTTAGCTAACGATGATGTGGTTCTTAATCCAGATACGCTATCGTTAATGAGGGAAGATGCGGGAATTCTGGAATCTCGTGGCGTGAAATACGGATTCTTAGGTGCAAGATCGGACTATGTGTTGCCGGATCAGAACATCAGGTTTCCGGTGGATGGGGATAGAAGAGCAGGATTGAAGTGGGAAAGTGAGCATCAGATCAAGTTGACTCCGGTGATTGCACCTATTTTCGCGTCGATCAGCAGGGAAGCATGGGAAGTCGCTAAGTTTCCGTCAACTAATTGGTATTCAGATAATATAATATGCCATGACTTGAACGTGGCGGGTTATCAGCATTTCGTCAGTAGGGCTTATGTGCATCACGCAGGAAGCCAGACGATAGGCGTTGATTTCAAGAAATGCCATGAAGAACCGAGGGCGTGGATATTAGAGAACCGCCCAGATATGTACGAAGCGATATACGCATGACACCGGAAAGGTAGTGCAAAGTGCAGATAAAGACAGTATCAGTAGAGAAACTCATCCCTTACGTCAAGAACAGTAGGACACATTCTGACGGTCAAGTAGCCCAAATCGCGGCGAGTATCAAAGAATTCGGCTGGACTAACCCTATCCTTGTGGACGGGGAAAGCGGCGTTATAGCTGGTCATGGGCGGCTATTGGCTGCAAGAAAGCTAGGGCAGAAGGAAGTTCCGGTTATCGAGCTAAAACACATGACTGAGAGCCAGAAACGGGCTTACGTTATTGCCGACAATCAACTAGCTATGAACGCAGGTTGGGATACGACTTTGTTATCGTTGGAGCTAGCCGACCTAAAGGAACAAGGGTTCGAGATGGACGTACTCGGATTCGACCCTAAAGAGCTAGATAAGCTGCTGGAACCTGAGCAGGTAGAAGGATTAACGGACGAGGATGCTGTACCTGAAGCCCCGGTAGAGCCTAAGACGAAGCTAGGTGATATTTATCAACTTGGCAATCATCGGTTAATGTGTGGGGATAGTACGAGCATTGATGCGGTAGAGAAGCTGATGGATGGTCAGAAGGCGGATATGGTGTTTACTGATCCTCCGTACAACGTGGCTTTTAATGGGCGTAGCGGAAAGCACGAAGTAATTAAAAATGATGATTTGCCAGATAATGAATTTAGAAATTTCATTGCAGAAATTTGTAACGTAATTAAGGTGATTGACCCTAAAGCCTATTACATTTGGTGCAACTGGAAGTTTTACGGAGTATTACAGGAGTTGCTTGAGTACAAAACTTGCATTGTGTGGGCAAAGAATGTGTTTGGGATGGGGCAGGGATACAGGCATCAACATGAGTTTTGCTTGTTTAATGGCAAAATTGACGAAGTTGTTAAAAATGAAAGTGATTTGTGGGAAATAAAGAAAGACACAAATTATGTCCATCCAACCCAAAAGCCTGTAGCGTTATCGGTAAGGGCATTTAGTAATCATGTTAAATTGTTAAATGTCCTTGATTTGTTTGGCGGTAGCGGAAGCACCCTGATTGGGGCAGAGCAAACAGGTCGCAAGGCGTTTCTAATGGAACTAGACCCTAAATACTGTGATGTAATAGTAAAGAGATGGGAAGATTTCACCGGCAAGAAAGCCGTATTGTTAACAGATGAGTAACATTTACCCTCAATAAAATGGTAGAGCATAAGCCAACAGAAGAAAACAAGCGGATAGTCGAGACATCGGCAGGACTAGGCTTGCCCCATGAGCAGATAGGCGCGTTGATAGGCATCGATGATAAGACGCTGCGGAAACATTATCGGACTGAGCTAGACGTAGGAAAGGCTAAAGCCAGCGCACAGATAGCCAAGACGCTGTTTAGCAAGGCTCAGGGCGGTGATACGACTGCGTTGATCTGGTGGACTAAGGCTCAGATGCGATGGGCTGAGACGCAGAAGCAAGAGGTTACTGGTGCTAACGGTGGCGCACAGGAGATGATCGTCCGATGGGGCGGAAAGGCTAAAGATGAAGTACAAGATGATTAACTGCCCGATGTGCAGCGCGTTCCTAGTGAACAACAAGTGCCTGAACTGCGGATACGTTAAGTGACAGAGATCATAATCCCTTACGAGCCTAGGGAGCAGCAGATTCAAATCCATGACGCTATAGAGCAGAACCGTTTTACGGTGGTAGTGGCTCATAGAAGGATGGGCAAAACTGTCTCAGCACTCAATCATCTCATCAAGGCTGCTATCGAATGTCCGTTAGAGGAGCCTAGATACGCCTATGTCGCAACCACTTATGGACAGGCTAAGAGGGTCGCATGGAGCTACCTTCAGAAATTTACTAGACCACTAGGAGCTACCTACAATGTATCTGAGTTACGGGCTGAGTTTTATGGGCGTAGCATTAGTCTTTTTGGGTCTAGTAATTTTGATGACTTGCGCGGTAGCTATTACGATGGCGTGGTTATCGACGAAGTTGGCGATCAGAATCCAGCCATTTGGAACGAGGTTATCAGACCTGCTCTTGCCGACCGTCGTGGGTGGTGCTTGTTCATTGGCACTCCTAAAGGGAATAACCATTTCTACGAACTAGCCGAAAGTGCCAAGGTAGAGGAAGGTTGGAAGTTCCTAGAGTTCAAGGCTAGTGAAACAGGTGTCTTGCCAGACGATGAGCTAAAGGCTGTACGCAAGGAAATTGGCGACGATCGGTATCTGCAAGAGTTCGAGTGCAGCTTCAATGCAGCCGTTTCAGGGAGCTACTATGGAAAAATCCTTAATGATCTTGAGAACGATGGTCGTATTACTGACTTTCCTACTGACGGTCTGTGCCGTAGCTTCGTTGCTTGGGATTTGGGGATTAGCGATTCGACTTCAATGTGGGTTGCTCAACTGGTGGGCAAAGAGGTCAGGCTCATTGATTTCGTCGAGAATCATGGGGTAGGACTAGACTGGTACGTTGGATGGCTTAGGGAGAAGGGTTATGAAAAGTTCGACCAAATCCTGCCACATGACGTACAGGTACGAGAGCTTGGAACCGGGAAAAGCCGTAAGGAGATGCTGGAGGAAGCGGGTCTTAACATCACAGTTGCTCCGAGACTATCTATTGCCGACGGGATACAGTCTGTGCGACGGATGTTGCCTAGATGCTGGTTTCACACAAGGACAAAAGCAGGACTCAATGCGCTAAGGAACTATCGGCGGGAGCATGATGAGAAGCGAGTCGTTTTCTACGAAAAGCCTCTCCATGACTGGTCTAGCCATGCAGCAGACGCTTTCCGCTACCTAGCCATAGGGCTTGACGAGACAGATTCTTCATGGCAGACAACATTGCCAATTTCGACCAAATGGATTGTATAATCGGCAAAACATAGGGGTTTGCTATGAAGATGGACGAAGGCACAATTAAGTCAATTCTCCAGAACGAGATTGACAATGCCATTGGTTATGTTGACACCGAGACAACAGACCAGAGGGCTAAGGCTCTCGAATACTACTTGCGTTATCCGTATGGCAACGAGGTAGAAGGTCGTAGCCAGATTGTGACTGGGGAAGTAGCCGAAGCAATTGATGGTGCTTTGCCGCAGCTTATCCGAGTCTTTACGACTACCGAGGATATTGTCTCCTTTGAGCCTCAGACTCCAGAAGATGAGGAGTCCGCTAAACAGGCTACGGACTACTGTAACTGGGTCTTTTACCGCGAGAATGACGGTCTATTGATCCTGCATAATTGGTTCAAAGATGCGCTGATGGCTAAGGTCGGTACGGTCAAGGCGTACTGGGAAGCCAAAGAAGATGTCAACAAGGAAACATATAAGAACCTGACTGAAGATGAGTTGGCTCTGCTCCTTAGCGATCCTGCTATTGAGGTGACTAGCCAGAAGGTCGAGTACATGGATGGTGGTGTAGACCCAATGGGTATGCCGATTCAGATTCCTCTCTACACAGTCAAGGTCAAGAAGGTTAAGAAGTACGGTTGCGTTAAGGTTGAGAACGTACCGCCTGAAGAATTCCTGATTAGCAAGTCTGCACGAACCATTGAGGATAGCCCGTTTGTAGCGCATCGTCGGTTGATGACGAGATCAGAGCTAGTGGCTATGGGGTTCGATAAGGACATTGTGGAAGGTTTGCCGAGCTATGATGACCTTCAGTACACGCCGGAGCGAGTAGCTAGGTTTTCTCAGGGTGAGCAGCCGGATGAGAACATCAGCCTTGACTACACGATGCAGGTAGTCGAGGTCTACGAGTGCTACATCAAGATTGACGTTAATGGCGATGGTATAGCCGAACTCCGCAAGATTGTCTTTTCTGGCAACGAAATCCTAGATGACGAGGAATGTGATCTCGTTCCGTTCCATAGTCTCTGTCCTATCCCGATTCCGCATAAGTTCTTTGGTCAGTCGTTGGCAGACCGGACAATGGACATTCAACTCATCAAGTCTACGGTAACGAGACAGATGTTGGATAACCTGTACCTGACGAACAATGCTCGTATTGCTGTGGTCGATGGTCAGGTGAACCTAGATGATGCTCTTAATGCAACTCCGGGCGGTATCGTTCGGGTTAAGTCTGCTGGTGCTATTGCTGCGCTAGAGGTTCCTGCGGTAACGGCTCAGGCTTTCCCATTGCTTGAGTACATGGATCAGGTACAGGCTAAACGGACAGGTGTTAGCGACCAGCAACAGGGTCTTGATCCTGATGTGCTGAACAATGTCTCGGCTACGGCTATTGCTGCGATGATGAAGTCGAACTCTGGAAAGCTGGAGTTGATTGCTCGTATCTTTGCGGAGACAGGTGTTAAGAGCTTGTTTAAGGGGATTCTGCACCTATTGGGCAAGTATCAAGATAGGGCAAAGATTGTCCGTATGCGTGGCAAGTTTGTGACGTTTGATCCTCGGACTTGGACGAACCAGTACGACGTAGCGATTAACGTCGGATTGGGTTCAGGGGATAGAGAGCAGAAGTTAGCCATGCTCCAGATGATTATGGGCAAGCAGGAGCAGATTCTTCAGCAGTTTGGTCCTAGTAATCCGCTGGTTAGCGTAGCGCAGTATCGGGATACCTTAGCGAGAATGATTGAGGCTGCTGGATTCAAGGATGCCACAGCGTTTATCAATGAGATTCCACCTGAGTTGAACGAGCAGTTATCTCAGCCACAGCCTCCAGCACCAGATCAACAGGCTGAAGTAGCTCAGATGTTGGCTCAGGTAGAGCGTGAAAAGACCGAGGCTAAGAGTCAGATTGAGGCTGCGAAGCTAGACCTAGAGCGTCAGGCACTAGAGGCTGAGTTTACCCGCAAGGGCATGGAAATGAGCATGAAAGCCCAACAGCAACAGGCTGACATGAAGATTCGTGAGGCTGAGTTAGCGGTTAAGCAGCTACAGGCGATATTAGCGATGGACTTGGCTGACGAGGCTACGAGACAGAAACAGGCTGACATTGTCCTAAAGGCGATTAAAGAGCTAGGGAGTCTGACAGCATGAGTAAAGCGACTTGGGCTGAGATGATGTTAAAGGACGAGAACTTTCAGGAAATGATGGAAGAACTCCGATCTAACGAGATTGCCAAGTTCGCAACTAGCGATTATGGTCAGGCTGAGGTCAGAGAGTCTGCTTATCGTCAGTTGAGGGCATTAGAGTCGATTGAAACGTATCTCGAAGGACTCGCATCAGAGAAGCTAATTGAGGAGAAGCGATTAAAGATTTTGTAACCCGTTTCGGGCGGTTCCCGATATAATTTAGGAAAGAAAAAACATGAGCGATACTCAAGGCACGACTCCGGAATCCGGAAATGCAGAGTTGACTGTAGGTGGTGCAGCTAACGCTATCTTGGGTCTAATGGGATCAGAAGAAGGCTCCGAACAGGAACAACCTGAACTGAACTCAGAGGTCAACGATAGCGAAGCCGAATCCGAGGAAATCGAAGCGCAAGCCGATGAGTCGGAGGTAGAACAAGAAGATGAGCAGGATGAGCAAGAGGAGCCTCAGAAGTTCCGGGTGAAAGCAGCCGGTGAAGAACGTGAGGTAACCCTTGATGAGCTTATCAAGTCTTATCAACTTGGCACAGACTATACAAAGAAATCGCAAGCCGTAGCTGAGGAACGTAAGGCAGTCGAGGCAGAACGACAGCGTATCGAAGAAGCCAAGTACCTACGAGATCAGTATGCGGAACGGTTGCAGGTGATAGAGCAGATGCTCAACCAGCAGCCAGAGACAGAGAATCTGGACTATTTGAAAGAAAACGACCCGATTGGTTATGCCGTCAAGGTCGCAGAACTCTCTCAACGGGAGAAGCAGTTAGCTCAAGTTCAGGCTGAACGACAGCGAATTGCAGAGCAGCAGCAGCAGGAACGTCAGGAGGAGTTAGGCAAGGTTATCCAAGCCGAGGCTCGTAAACTGGCAGAGGTAATACCTGACTATGCTGACCCGAAGAAGGGTGAAGCGATGCGGCGTGAGCTAAGGGAGTTTGGTCTTAAAGTCGGGTTTTCTGACCAAGAGTTAGCGGGAGTATATGACTCTCGTGCAGTTGTGACGTTATGGAAGGCGATGCAATACGATAAGTTGCAAAGCTCGAAACCTGCTATCACTAAGAAAGTGAACGAAGCTCCGAAAGTTATGAAGTCGGGTGTTTCGCAGCCAAGGGACAGTAACGACGAACTGCGTAAGTTAAAGGCGCGTGCAAAGCAGACCGGAAGGGTAGCTGATGCCGCAAGAGCATTTGAACGATTCTTATAGGAACTATCATGCCTACATTTACCGCACATAGCGCAATTGGTCAGCGCGAAGATTTGACCGACATTATCTATGACATCTCGCCTACCGAGACTCCGTTTATGTCCTCGATTGGCAAGACCAAAGCAACTGCTGTGTATCACGAGTGGCAGACTGACAGCCTAGCTGCTGCTACGACTGCTAACGCTGCTGTTGAAGGTGCAGACGCTACATC